TGAAAATACTGGAAGATTCTCTGTATGCTGATTACATGGCTATGAACTTTTCGGAAATATCTGGCGGATCACTGACCAACGTTGCTATTGATACAGCAAAATTCAATCTGAATACAAAATGTAACCGATTCGAGTATCAGGCATTCCAGGCGGTCAGAAAACTACTGCAAATCGCTGGCGTCGAAACGGAAAACATCAAGTTCCGGCGGCAGGCGGTATCCAACCAGACAGAGAATATCAATAACGTGTTGGCTATATATGACCGGCAGTTGATTGATAAGCAGACGGCACTTGAGAAGCTGGACAATATCGACATTGATGAAGTAGAGACTATACTGGAGCGGCTAAAGGAAGAGGAAGCAGCAGCCTTGTCGGACATGAACACAGAGCGGGAACTTGCAAGGCTGAGGGAAGAAAATGAGCGATTGACGGGGGAGGGTAATAACGATGAATGAGCATGACCTAATCAGATTTATGGGGAGATTCCCGGACGCAATAAACCAGCCTCCATGGGTGGCAAAGAAATGGAAGTGTAGTTTGTGTGGTGATATTGTTAAACATGAACACGCAATAGAGAATCCTGCGCCATGCAAAATATGTGGTTCGATAGGATTTGAACCGTTAGAGCGGGAGGGTAGGGAGAGTGAAACTATATCTATTATCCCAGGATGTAAATGACGATTACGATACATACGATTCTTGCGTTGTAGCCGCAGAAAACGAAGAAGAAGCAAAACTGATGCACCCGGCAGGCGAGAACAGAAAAATACACTCTGTTTTTACATGGTGCAATATGCCGGATGCAGTCCAATGCAAGTATATCGGAGAAGCTGCGGAGAATATAGAAAAAGGTGTAATTTGCGCAAGCTTTAACGCGGCGTAAGTTTGAAAGGCGGTGATGCTTCATTTCTATACTTAGCAAGTCAAAAGAAGCGCAAGAACGCTATTGGTCGCAGAGATCGGAGAGAGTTATGCTGGCTTCGGAAAAGACCGCCGATGAAATGACCACCGACCTCGCAAAGACATACAGAGAAGCGCAAAAGGCCATACAGAAAGAAATTGAAAGCTTTTACGGAAAATATTCACGCGATGCCGGCGTGACATTGGAAGAAGCCCGCCAAGCCCTCAGTAAAACAGAGATGAAATCATACCTTGAACAGACACGGGAATACTATGATGCGATCAAGGAGACGGGATATGAGTTTGATCCGGCCTACCGGCAGAAACTACACCGGCGGCTGTCCTTAAAATCCGCGGTGAGCCGTCTGGAGGCGCTACAGGACGACATGCAATTCCAAATCGAGAAATTGTATGCACAGGAGCAGGACACGTTCAGGGAGGGTTTAAGTGTTGCATACGAGGATGCATACTATCGGACGATCTTCAACATCCAGCAAGGATTAGGCTTCGGTTCTCCATTTTCTTCGCTGGATACGAAAACGATAGAAAAAGCTGTATCGCAGAAGTGGCTGGGTGAGAATTATTCAGATCGTATTTGGACGGACAAAGACCGATTGACCATTGCAATGGGGCAGATCATACCGCGCGGAATTGCGCTTGGTAATAATCCCCGGATTATCGGTAATGATGTAGCTGATCAGCTGGGTGTTCGGCGATCCTATGGTGAGCGGTTGGCGAGAACGGAAACAAATTTCATCGCCAATGCTGCAACGTACGACACTTACAAAGAGGCCGATATTGAGCGATATCAGTTTTTGGCCACACTTGACAATCGCACCTCGGATATCTGTCAGAACCTTGACTTGAAAATATTTAAATTGTCGGAAAAGATAGTGGGAGTGACCTACCCGCCCACACATCCTAATTGCCGGAGTACCACGGTCGCATATTTCCCGCCGGACGAGATCGATGCTATGTTTGATGATGTGGCAACACGAATTGCCCGCGATCCCCTCACTGGCAAGAATTATTATGTCCCCGCAGACATGCCATACAAAGAATGGCGTGCGAGTTTGACGGAAGATCAAGGGAAGGAATTTTTATCTACCCAAAAACGTGAAAAGTATTACGAGAATGACAAGGAGCAGCTGGCAAGTTATAAGCGGTTCATTGCGGCCGCTAAGAAAGAGCACGGCAACGAACTTGTATCTGGCTTGTTCGAGGAAATGCCGACAACCATTGCTGGGTTTCAAGAAATGAAATATTTGGATTCAAAGAAGTGGGAAATCATCAAAGACAATAGAAAGCAATTAACTGGTAGCTGGTGGAAAGAAGAGCTTGAAAAGAAAAAAGCGCAGGGATGATTGATGGCGAAAGAAGCTGATTTCCGAGAATTAGAGAAGTTTTTAGAGAATTGGACGGATGCCTATAATGATTTTGACGATTTTTTAAGAAAGTTTTTGCTCGAAATGGCCTTGCGGGCAATCGCCAAGATCAAACCGAGAACGCCAGTCGATACCGGAGCATTAAGAAACACGTGGGGAGTTGGCAACCAGTCCTTGCAAGTTGGCCGGAAAACAGGCGAAGCGTTGAGTGCGTTTGAACAAGCTGCAACGATAGATAGTGTGGAAATAGTCGGTGACAGCGTTCAAATCTCAATCTGGAATATAATGGACTATGCGTCGTTCGTTGAGTATGGGCATAGGCTCACTAATGGCGCATGGCAAGACGGACGGTTCATGATGACTTTGAGTGTAAATGAAATCAGTCGCCAGATTCCGGCCCGCTGGAACAAAGCATTTAAAGCTTATTTACAGAGCAAGGGAGCAACCTAATATTGCGGCGTGGAATTATGCGCTCAATAAAATTAAGGAGAATTGATATGAAACGACAAGTAACCACAATTACCAAAGAATACGATAAGGAAGGAAATCTTATCAATGAGATCACCGAAACTACTCTGGAAGAAGATGACGGCTATATTTATCCACAACAACCATATCGGTGGTGTCCACCAACCGGAAATCCGCTTGTATCAACGTGCGAAGGTGCATGTAATTGCAATAAGGAGTAGCCCCGCGCCTCATCATTGCGCATAATTTAAATAAGGAGAATTGAATTATGAATGAAAAACAGAAAGCATTTGAGGCATTAGCAAAGCCGTTGATTAAGTTCCTAAATGACAATTATTGTCCGCATATATCAGTCATCATAACGCCAGATAGTGCAGAGTTGTTAAGCGGCGAAATGGCGTTTTACACGGACGAATTTATAAAAGATTGAATTCGCCATCTGGCTGATAGTTGTGTTTGGGGGAACGAAAGGCAATGGAAATATATAAGATTATTGCAGACAGAAAACCAAAAGAATGCCTGTTGTGTCCTATTCGAAATACCGTTGAGGGACAATGTGGAAAGCGAAAATTTGAAAAGCTTACAGGCGGTTGGGAAACAGAATATTTAGCACCAGATGATAGGTGTAAATTTGAAGTATTTGACGGGCGTTTTGTAAAGGCGGTGAAAAATGAAACATGATTATCTATGCCCCGACTGCGGAAAGCGAATAGCGACATACGACGACGATGCCGAGAGCGAAGGTGTTTTCTGCTGGTGCAAATCGTGCCGAGCAGAAAAAGAAGTTATAGTGAGCCAAAAGGAGAGCCGAAAAGATGAATAAAACTTATAGATGCCATCAATGTCGATGCGAAATAGATGCAATTTTGATACTCCAACATAGCAAGCGAATTCACAATGAATCTTGGCTGGCGGAACTAGAAGGCAAAGATACACGGTACCTGGAGTTTGATAAATTTCAGTGTCCGCATTGCGGATATATGGCATCGGAAATTAAAGATATTGGCGATAATGCATTTATCCTTAAATGAGATCGAGCCGAAAGGAGAGCCAAGAGGATGAAAAAAATTATTAATTGGTTAATACATAAATTGGGCGGATATTCCGAAAAGGAATATTTAGAGCACCGTATCAAATGTGAAGCCGTATCAAATGCACATGAAAAAGTTTTGCAATGGTTTAGCCAACCCATAGTTAGCATTCAAGCGAGGGGAGAGCGGTATAGCGTTGCCGTTACTGTTGATCTTAGAGATAATGTCCCGATTGAGCGTATCAAGCGCGACATGTGCAGAAGAATGGCCGACAAGATATTTGATGACAATTTGATTGCGTTTGATGTGGAAGATGATGAAGCATGCGGCGGAAAACTTTATCGCGGAACCATGACATTTTTATTGCCTCCTGGGTTCGGGAGCGAGGCAAGGGAAAGAATTTATTAAAATAAATAACCAGAGCCATCGAGCCATTCATTTCCTGATCGGAAGTGGGTGGCTTTTTTTATTGCCCGAACTCGCTTAGCGTGGAACCGCTATAAAAGCCAGGAGCGAGAATTGCAAAGCAGTAACCCAGAAACCAAATACTCTAGCGTGGAACCGCTATAAAAGCCAGGAGGAGTACGCACATGGATATTTTAGCAATCATCAAAGACAACTTGCCGGACGGTATAGAAATTACGGACAAGACCTTGAAGGCAATCGAAAAAGAAATTAAGGCCGAGCAGGGCAAGGAGTTCGTGCCGAAAGAGCAGTATAGCAAAAAAACGGACAGGATCATCGAACTGGAAGCCGAAAACAAAGATCTGCAAGGAAAGTCTGCCGACGCGGATACATACAAGCAGAAGTTTGAGGATTTGCAAACCAAGTATGATGCTGATATTGCAGTTAAGGAAAAAGAATATAGCGATTACAAAGCCAGCGTCGAATCAGAAAAAACCACATCGGCAATCACTGCGGATATTGAAGCGCGATTGCTCAAAGACGGCGCAAATCAGAAACTTGTCAAGCTGCTGCTGAAAGAGGTTGATGTAACAAAAGCCGAGTACAAAGATGGCGCTGTGTCCAATTATGACGATCTGACGAAATCGGTCAAGGAAAGCTATGCCGACGTATTCGGGACAACTACCACCACCGGAGCAGGAGTGGCTACGCCGCCAGCAGGAGCCGGTGGAAAGCCGGATTATGTAAGCCAGCTTACTGCCGCAAGAAAAGCAGGAAACACACAGGATGCAATAAGGATTAAAACAGAAGCCGCCCAAGAGGGGGTTTATTTAATATAATGGCAGCTTATGTTTTCGATGAATCCGAACGTATCCGAATGGAAAAGGCGTGGCAGATAGCCCAAAGTTTAACCGCTCAGCACAAAGCCGCCGAGGCAATAGGGGACATACAGGAGATGAATCGCATTAACGATATCATTTACGGACCGCCTGAATGTTTTCGAGCTTGGATAGAATCGGCGGAAAAGACCAAATAAAACGTTTTTTATACAACAAAGCATGAAAGGAATTAATAAAATGGCTATTATTACAGGAATTGGAACAACTTGGAACCTCCCAAACTATGCGGGGGAATTATTTACAGCAGCACCGACTGCCACGCCACTTTTATCCATGATCGGCGGTTTGTCGGGAGGAATTACGACCACTAACGCAGAATTCCCGACCGCTCAGCTTTTTGATTATCCGGATGCAGAGCAGCCAGGGATATCGGAAGCAGCTTCGGCAACCGCACCAACAGCAAGGCACATTGAGCGCAACCAGGAAACCAACGTAGTACAGATTCACCAGGACACCACGGACTTGACTTATCACAAACTCGCCAATACGGGCAGGATGGCTGGACTCAACACAGCAGGCCAGACACCGAATCCAGCTGGGGAATTGGCCTGGCAGATTCAGCACAGTCTGCTTGTTCCGGCAGCCCGAAATATCGAATATTCGTTCATTGCCGGAAGATACCAGTTGGCCACAGGGGTGAGCGTGCCAAATAAGACAAGAGGAATGCTCCAATTATGTGAGGATGGTACCAATATCGCCGCAGCGGGCGCGGAATTGACTTTTGATATGCTACAATCATTGTATCAGGAGATGGCTGATAATGGGGCTTATTTTGAGAATATGGTTATGTTTGTTCCGGCGAAACTCAAGCAAAAGATTTCATCCATTTACGCAAGTCTTCCTGGTGGCAATTTGCCGGCATCGAGAAACGAGGGCGGCATCAATATCACGGATATCGAAACGGATTTTACGAAAATTGGCGTAGTGTGGAATCGGTTTATGCCAAACGGTACCATCTTGCTTTGCGATATCGCATATATGGCACCGGTATTCCTGGAAGTTCCGGGCAAGGGCGTATTCTTTGTGGAAGAGCTGGCAAAAGTCGGCGCAAGCGAGAAACGTCAGTTATACGGAGAGGTAGGACTTGACCACGGTCCCGCGTTCCTGCATGGCTCAATAACAGGTCTGGCGGTGTAACGTGGGCCGGTTTGTTTGGGATGCAGAAAAAAATAAAGCCATCCCGCTATCGGAAGTAAATACGGAACTAGAGCAGGGGGAAACCCTCGCTCCGGCCGTTTCAGAAAAATTCACCAGCGACAATGACGCATACGAGGAACAGCTTGCCGCCCTTGCTGCCGCAAACGGTATTGACATTTCCGGAAAATCCCGTCGGCAGGTAGAAAATCTGCTCAAAAAGGCAGGTGTTGATTGTGCTAAGTGAATTGAGCCGCAGACAGATAATTCAAAAACGACAGGAACAGGCAGAGAAAAAAGCCGAGCCTGAAAAAACGGTTGTGAAAAAGTCGAAGAAGGAAAGCATATTTGCGCCAGAAAGTGAGGTGGTATCGGATGAATTGTAAATATTGTTCAAAACCATTTTGCGTTGGCGCGGACATTGAAATTAATAAAGGCGCAGCGGATGGTAGTTGTCCGCAAATCGCAGTAATTCATCAGGCAAAAAACGATGCACCGGGCATTGTTCTGATTAAAGATCACATGGCAAATGGATATTTTGAGATCAATTACTGTCCGATATGCGGCAGAAAATTGACAAAGGACGAGGTGACGGATGAATCAGCCGATAATTGAATTCAAGACGCAAGAAGAGCTTAACGCAAGTCTTGATGAATGGCAGCGCATTTTATTTTTGACGGACTGGATTATTAAGGCAACATTGTCGGACCCCGGCACGCTGGCAATAAACGGCGAACGGATGTGTGGTATAAACGAGTATCGAGCGGCCATCAGAGTGGCTTCGGTGAGAATCGAACGATTTACCGATGATACAAAAGATCGGACAGCAATAGGATGTCATGAGTTGACATTGGTACATGAATTATTGCATTGCAAATTCTTATTTACGGACAATGCGCCAAGCACCACCGAGAGCGGATTCATGGGGCTTGCAGAGCATCAATCGATTGAACAAATGGCGAAATCCCTAATTATGGCGAAATACGGGATTGAGTTTGGTTGGTTTAAAAATTTTTAAGGATGGTGGAGATTGATGAAAATAATCAAAGAGGGTAACAGGGCAAGAGTTTCCCCTACATACCGCTTTGAATGTTGCGCCTGCGACTGTATTTTTGAATGCGAAGCCGAAGTATGCCGGCAATTATCTATTATTGGCGGTTCCGTAGCTTTGATTGCGAGATGTCCGACATGCAATAACGATGTGGAGGTGATGACTCGTGAACCTGCTTAGTATAGTCAAAACCCTGCTGGGGATAACGGACGATTCCAAGGACATGATCTTAACGCTATATATCGACATGACCATGCGGCAGATATTGAACTACATCAATCGCGCAGAATTGCCGAATGAATTGACTTACGTCGCAGCACAGATGGTCGTTGATGCGTACAATGAAATGCTGGATGCAAGCAAAACAACAACCGGGAAGGCGACGAGTGTTTCAGAAGCCGGTCGGTCGGTGTCATTTGATTCGTCGCTGGCAACAATGGCGATTGAGCGCCGGATCGAGGATAGGCAAAAGCAGTTAAATAGTTTCAGGCTGCCATTTAGGAGGGGATAGCATGGATGATTTTGATTTCGGCATCATAGGCGGCATTATTGGCGATTATGTGGACAGCGACGAGATAGATATTTACAGGGCGACATTGATTGAGTTGCCCGACGGCTCATTTGCCCCAAGTGATCCGAATGTGCCATTCTATTCCGGTATCAAGGTTCACATATCTTTTTCAGACGTTGATAATCCCGATCCCGTAGCGGTGGGCGCTGTGCCTATTATCCACGCTTTGCGCATTAATTGTGCC